TACTGGGAAGTAGGGGACACTAATATTGATCTCGTTGAAGGACAAGCTGAGTATACTTTCTATAGAGCATCAGGCGATGGAACTTCTTCTACTACAGTCGGTGGAACAAGTGGATCTTCAACTTATGGAGTAGCAGATATTTTAGAAGCAACTTATCGAACTGGCAGAGGAACTACATCTGAAGCGGATTCCGCATTAACAAAAACAAGTCGAGCAACTTATTCTGGATTAGCTAATAAATTGTCCAAAGGAACACCCGTTAGATATTTTGTTCAAAGATTCGTGGACAAAACAACAGTACATCTATATCCAACACCCGATTCAACAGCAGCATCGAAAGA